ATTATTTTGTAATTGTGTATTATCTACGCCTAGGGCAGCAATAGTTACATGCCCGTTACTGTCAACATCGAAATCTTCCTGTGCAAAACTAGCCAGTCCCTTCTGCTCCGTTGCCTCAGCCGCGAGGTAACGCCATGATCCAGTATCACCACTGGAATGAGTAGGAGCACCAACACCAGCACCGATGTCTGCAATCGCTTGGTATACTTTCGATGCATTCTGAATGATTGCATATCTAGAATAAGCAGTGCCAGCATCATAGTCATCATACTTACTACCCTCGGTAGCAGTAGCAATAGGCACATTTGTTACGGTTGTTAAACGCCCTTTATCGTCAACAGAAAACTTGGAAGCATTAACAGTCTCTGTACCAAAAGGTTCTCCATTACTACCAGCTTGTGATACTGATGTAAGAGATTCTGTATTGTAATCTCCAGGAACAACGTTTGCTTGAATCGACAGTGAGATTAGAGGATTGCCACTAATACCACCACCATCAGTAATAACAATTTGACCAGCAGCACCAGTAATAAGTCTGGTCTCAACAACACCTGCTGCAGTTTTTGAATATAAACCAGTACCAGTTTCGTCTGAGATTGCTTCTAAGTTTGCATTCCAGGGTTGTGCTAAAGTTGTATCACTAGTTGCAGAACCATCAAGACCGTAATCTGTAAGATTTAGTTGAGCAGGAGTTCTAGCATTTATAACTCTACCCTTCTGATCAACAGTAACCTCAGTAAATGTTCTAGTAGTAGTGCTTAAACCACCTTCCAAGTAATGAGGAAGAGTATTGATCAGTGATAAAGCAGTACTTAAATTTAAGTTTTGGGAACCATCAAAGTTGCCCGTTGCCGTTACATCGTTAGATAACTGGATCTGTCTAGTCTGTTCAAGTCTAGTTGATGTTGAAGCATTACCAATAAGAGTTGATGTAATAGTACCCGCAGAAAAACTTCCATCTGCATCTCTTTGTACAAGAGTATTTGGTGTATTAGTGTTGGACTCTACAGGACGCTCATATCTTAGCGTGTTCCATGCTGTTGCACCATCACCGATTTTGAACCGACCAGTATCAAGTTCAATTCCAAGTTCACCCTGTGCAAGAGTTGGATTCGCGTTTGCCCATTCCTGAGCACCACCGCGTCTTAACTGTATTCTATTTGCCATTTTTTACGACAACTCGATAGTGATTATGCTTCCAAGTTATTTATGCGTAATAGAAAAGGGGCATTTCTGCCCCCCAATCTATCACTCTTCAGTTTCTTCTTCTTCTGGAGGTTGGGAAGAGGTCTCTTCCTCCTGAGGATTATAATATTCAAGTGCTTCAATAGCACCCTGAAGTTTCAGTCCCGTTGTTTCATTTTCTTTAATTTTAGCAGCAAGTTGCTGATTCTCAGTAATGATTGCTTGAAGACGCTCTTTAAATTGAGAGAGCATGTCAACCTGAGAGACTTGTTCAATCGTCATAATTTGTTCTCTTTACTTTGTACTAACGTTAGTAAAAGTGATTTGATATCACTTACATCTGATTTTAACTCAGAAACTTCGTTTTGTAAAGTGTTAAAGTCCTCCTGCTTCTGTTTATCTGATTTATATGCAGCCATATATTTCTGATATGTATCAGAATCGGAACACAGTACAGAACCCGTTTCCGAGTTTCTGTACCAGTTATCTTTATTTTTTACAGGAATGTGTGACATTATACAGCAAGAGCAATCGCTCTCAAATCTTTGATAATAGGAACCAAGGATTGGTTTGGAGATACAAACAGAACCTTAACTTGATACTGATCGAAGTTCAGACCACTTACCTCGTACTCATATTCGCTGAAAATTTGAGTCTCTGATGTAACTGGTATATTGGATCCTTCTGCTGGGAAGAAGTTGAATCCCAATTCTTCAATGGGAGTCGTAGAACCAATCGGTCGTACTCTATATAGGACTTTAATCGTTGTGTTGGGGGGACGGTATCCTGTAAAATACAACTTAATAGAACCTGAAGGATTCTTCAAATCAGCAGTTCTTGTAATGTATACTGCCTCATGCTTATCACCAACGGCAAGGTTTGCACTGTTGACATCGGCAGGATTGTTAATCCTATTGGATACCAATGTGGCAGATAATCTATCAGTATCAATGACAGGACTGATGTTAGTTTTATCACTAATCATCGTTAGGTCTAGTCTGAATGACTTAGCGCCACTTAGTTCTGCAGATTCATTGACTGTAGAACAAATCAATGCAGGTTTTTCGAGATAGTTATCTGTTCCTAGGATAACATCACGGAATACTCCATCGTTGGCGAATGATGCTTGCGCTAATGATGTTCCATCATTGATTGATGTACCACTGATCGTATTGATTCTAGCAGTAATATCAGTCTTAGGTAGTAGCATTCTCTCAATCTGAGGAACGAGAACATTATACTGAACGTTTTGTGTAGCAGTAATATTAGTACCACCACCAATAATACCTAGTCTTGCAATAGAAGAGGTGCTCAATTCATAGTAATCGAGAGTGGGATTCAAGATTCCTGTATGAGTCCTATTGATCTGAGGTAGTGGAATACCATCTAAGTTATAGCACTCAACAACTGATTCATCTGCATGAGATACAGCAGTCGTACCATCAACACCTCTTTCGTATACAGTAATGGTTTTGTTATCACCACTGATTGCACTATAGGAAATAACCTCATTACCAATCTTAATAAATCCAACATTACTTACAGAAATTGCAAGACCATTAATAATTTTATGGAATGCTGTAGCATCTGATACTGAAATACTAACATCAGATGCAGAAAGTGATGCAGTTAACGAAGTATCGCTAACCTCAGAGATTGCACCACTAATAATTACATTATTGGAAGTGCTGTGCATACAGTGATTACTGTGATAAACACGAACTTTTCTCTGTCCAGTACTGTAAGTAGGTGTAGCACTGACGAACGAATCGCTGACTGCAGAAGATTCAATAGCGTCTCCACTATAAGTGACGCTACTAACTGTTGCTGTAATAGCAGATGTTCCACCAGTAATAGTCTCTGTAGAGGCAGTAAAGTCAGTAGATACATAACGAAGTGTCAATGTATTGGTTCCTGAATTCCAGGTTAGAACTTCTGCAGTTGGTGCATCAGCACTATTACCAGTAATAGTTTCACCAGGAGTAAAGTCTCCTGTAGGAGTACTAACAACCATAGTTGCTAGTGTCTTAGATGAAACTACACGGTTAGTAATAACTCCACCAGTATTAGAACCTGCTGCCCAAGTACCACTAATATCGTTAATTGTCAGTAGAACTCCAGCAACAGTAGTTTGTACTGCCGAAATAGTGCCTTCTGCCAAAGTCGTTTTCTGGTAGATACGAGATCCAACAGTATAAGGTAATGTAGTCGAGTTTAATGTCAGAACCAATTCTGGAGTGAATGTCTGAATAGCATCTCTACGAAGATTCAACTCACCACCATTACCTCTTGATAATGCTGAGTTATTAACAACCAATCTAGTATTCAATGTATTGGTGAAGTCTGCTCTGTTAACAACAAACTTAAGATCTTCATACTGGTCAGCAGTCCATGTAGATGCGTTCTGTGATTTGAATAGAACACCAGCATAAGGTTGCTCAGAAATCGTTCTGTCGCCAGTAATATCTTGCTCACCCATTCTAGAAATCCAGATCTGATAAGAGTTGGAGTCTGATAGGAGAACAAAGCAATGCTCAACTGACTGAGGAATGAATACGGGAGCATCAAATGTAAACTTGGTTGCAACAGCAGCAGATTCTGATAACTGAACACTATCAGGTTCGAGGGTTACATCAGAGAATGGTAAAATAGTTGTTGTTGGATAACCATTTTCCATAGTTCTGATTTGCATCGAAACGGGAATACTGGCATCTTTCTTGAAGAAATATACATCAATAGAAGTTAGGAATACACCATCAGTTTCATCAACAATGAATGATTGTGCTAGAGGGTCATACCAACCAATCTGTCTAATCTCAGTTCTAGTAGAACGAACTGTTCTGTTCTGAGTTACAGTATCGCGAACAACCTCAGCATTACGAACAGCAAGAACATTTTCTTGGATAGTGTTCAAAGTACCAGATGCTTCATAATTGGTTTCAGCAGCAGATGCTACTGCACCCCCAAGACGTGAATCGGTGTCAGATGTAGACAATCTCAATGTTCTAGTACCAGTTGCCCATCTAGGATTGGTATCAAGAGATGGAGATGGAATAAAGAATGAAGTTCTAAGTTTGCCGAAACGATCTGAAATTAAACGGCGGTCTCTTACAACTGCTGTTGCACCAGAAGTACCAACTAGAACTTCCTGAACTTGGAAGTTGCCATAGTAATCACCAGTTGCCTGCTTAGATAGTTCAACAGTATCGATATTCAGGAATGCTGTTGTAGATGCATAAGACTCAGGAAGTGCGGTGTCATCATAAGGATTAAACCTATAGAAGTCATTTGGTGCAGCAACTTTGAACTTACATCCAGAAGTCAAACCTGTTACAGTTTCTCCAATAACGAATGGTGTAGAGTTTGTTCTGCTATCAATTGCTGGATCCTTGATGATTTCAATCATTTTAGGAACTTGGAAATCGACTGTAGATCTGCCGTCAAAGAATGAATAGAAACGAGTTCTTGGCTTTAAACGAGCAACATCAACATCAATGTTTCTAGAACGAATCCAAGGAATGCTAGTGCTAGAAAGAATACTATCACCTAAAGATTGTCTATCAATTCTAGGAATAACTCTACTTCTTACACCCTGACGAGTTTGTGTACCTGTCGTTTCAATTGTTGTTGTTCTATTGATACGACGCATACCACGACCACCCCAGACGCCAGGTGATGGTGATCTACCCCTATCTTGTGCCAACCAACCAGAGTTTCTAGTAGTTCTCGAACCGATGGCTCTTTCACCAGTCCAATTGGTTTGCCATGCTCTCCATTGAATAGGAGCAAAACCATTCTGGTCAACATTCAGTTCAGAAGAAACTTGTTGGAAATCTCCTTCAATTTGTGTGACTCTTGCAGGAACTCTGGAAGTATCCAACCAATCATCAGAACCAGGAGTTAATGTAATACGTCCAATATATGTGAAGACATTAAATGGGTTGATATTTTCAACTCTAGATGCATATGGTTGCTCAATAATTTTGAGTTCAGTGTAAGGTAATGTAATTAGAGGACCAGTCTGCTGATAATTTGTTGATAGACTCTCATTAATAATTAAAGGAACATTAGTTGTGTAGTGCGATGGACGACATTCTCCAAACTCAAAATCGAGTGCTGCTGAGAAATCTTCATGAGCAGTATCAGATTTACCATGATCAGTAAAGTCATCAACAATGAATCCATTCTTTAAACGATTCTTTCCACTAGAATCCAAAATCTGACTATTGAAGGTATCACTTTCAAGTAGATTGAGTGATGTGTAATATTCAACTTGATCTAGACGACGCTCAATAGCACCAATATCACGCATTGTATAGCGTCTGTTATCAGAACGAACAATTACGGTGTCATTTTCAGGATCAAAACCATATGGTTTGTGACTAATAGTCGCAAGAAGCATACCATCTTTCAAATCATCGGGTTCTTCTGGAGTATCCGAAGACTTACCTTTAATAATCTGGAACTCACCATCAGGTGTGATGAATGCTTTATCCTTTCTAGGCAAATACCAATCAAAATCGCAGCGGAAGTTGCTGTTCAACTTAGGAACATCAAAGACAGTTGCGTTTGGAGTGCCCGAGATATTAAATACTCGTGACTTGAAGTCAAATGTAGAGCAGTTTACATATGCTGGAGACGCTACAGTACCAGTTCCACTATACAAATTCTTCACACCTGGACGGAAATCTAAGTAATCTGCAAGGAATTTAAATCCAAAGAAAGGAATGTCCGTATAAGCAGTATTCAAATATGACTGACCACCAAAATAATCACCAGTTGAAGAGTGTGTATAGTAGTCGAGAACGAGTTTCAGTTTTCTGATAGGGGCAATAGTGCCTTTTTTGCGAACAACTCTTGAGATGTTATAGATGAAACCAGTCTGTGCAACTTCCAGGAAGTAATTATCAGTTACGACCTTAGAACCAGCTACAATAGAACCTTCGCTATCGTTAATAATTGCAGAAATCGATGCTCCAGTACTATCAAAACCATCCAAGGTTTCACCAGATAGGAACGAACCAGTGATATAAACTAAACTAAGTTTTAAACTACCTGATGCAAAATCAACAACCTTTGCTCTTGATTTAGATGTTCTGCCAGTTACAATAGTACCATTAGCAAAGAATACAGGTTCAACCAGAACTACTGATGGAATAATAGGATCGTTATCATCATTAGACTCATATACTGCATGTAATCTATAACTATCTGTCAGACCAAGTGATAACTCTTTATCTTCAATTCTAGTACCATAAAGGTTGGAATAGGTTAGATTATAATTTTGCTTATCTAAATTAGAAGTAGTATTTGTTACTTTTAAAACAAACATCTCATTGCCAGATTTAGTTTTTTTGACAGTTATGTTCTTAGAAACTGTAGCAGTTACTTTAACTGATGTGATATTTGTAAGATTTTCAATCTGAAGGGTAGTTCTGTCTGCTGACGTGAACGAGATATAACCCAAAGCACTAGTAGTAACAGTATCCAGGGTAATTTGATCCCCTACAGGATGAGTACTATTTGTACCTGCCAATACAGTTACAGTATATGCTTCATCAGTAATACTTTCAAACTGCTCATTCTCTGGTAATGTGATTGAAATTGAATCTGAAGAAACTGTTTGAGCATCAAAAGTTCTTCTAACAATCATAGATTCGTCAGAAATACTCTTAATATACTTCTTAGGCATATCGCTAAGAAGATCCGCATTAGCAACATCAAATAATTTAGTTCTATACCTAAGTAAGGTATTATAAGTTCCTGCACTAGGGAAGTTACTACTAGGAGGAGTTACATTAACAACCTGATTTGCGTAGTTAAAGATAGATGCACTACCTCCAGCAGCAAGGTCTCCAGGAGTAATAATATCAACAGTTACAAATTGAGTATTATTGAAGAAGATTTTATCCCCAGGACGAAGATCTAAAGCAAAGTTTGATTGAAGACCCGTGATAGTTTCAGCACCACCAGTTGCATCATAAGTGAAAGTACTACCTTCCACCAATTGAACATCTTCAAGAACTAAATCGGCAGTAAACTCAATAGCAAGAGTTGACTCATCTCTTGCAACAAATTGACGTGTATCTGAATACTGATAACTATGGATATGGTTGATAGTATCAAGGAATGCGCCATCAATAAGGAGCATTTCATTCTGCAGGAATGTTCCTTCTACTTGATACACATCAACTCTATCACTAGAAGTTGTGGCAGATACAATGTATGCTCTGGCACCAGAAGTTCCACCAACTACCAAAGAACCTTGAGGAATACTTTTAGCACTAGCAAGTTCTAATACAGTAAACATCTGAACATCCATGACGTTCAGTTTATACTGGTCATCTGTATTACCAAAGGTATTATCAGGATCGTTAAGATGCTCGATTGATGTAACTCTAGCATATCCAATCAAATCCCCTGCAGCAGAACCAGCAGAAGCACTAGCAGTATCTCTTAATTCTAAAGTATGATACGCATTAGTAATAGTGGAACCTGATGTATTTGGGAATCCAAAAATATTAGTAACATTACTAAAGTTCCCCATTTCAAATGGGATAATGACGTTTTGTGCGTCTAAAGTTTCACGAGGTTTGTCTAAATCGACATATGATGGAGAAAGACGCTTAACTCTATAACCTCTAATATATGCAACACCAGCACCAAATTCTACAGCATATTTGGCATCGGAGGTAGTAGTTCCATTAGAAGTTGTTGCTCCTGCAGCATATACACCATTATTGAATCCATCGTCAAGACTTTCTCTGACAGAGATTTCAAAATCTTTTACAACATAGTTACCAGATTCCTCATAAGTCCTTAATGCAAGACCTTTCTCCAGTTCATTTAGTGCAGTTCTATCAACTAACTTCTCTACCTTAGAGTTGTTGATACGAAGAAGTTCAATGAAGTTCTTATCAGCATCATCAGTTAAAAGTTTCTTAATTAATGTTGTCTTGATTCTAAATCTATGAGAACCAGGAGCAGCATAGTTAGATGTTCCAGCAGCGTTATCGTTAAGACTAAGGTCGTCTTCTGGGGTAACAATCGATTCTTGAATGTTGAGACCGATACGATAGGAGGGGTTGCTTCCATACTGATCAAGAAGGATATATTGATAATCTACATCAACAAAGAATCCTCGGATGAAGTACACACCTTGCTGTACATACGAGACAGATCCCATCTGTAGTGCATCTGTAGGCAATAACTGAGCAAAAGGAGAACCTACCTCAATTAGAGTTGTACCAAAAGTAATTTCTGTATTTGTAACTAACTGTTCATTACTTGCAAACAGTTCAGTCGAATTATTAGTACCGCCAGATTCAATATACTTTAAATATAATGTAATATATCCCTTATCGGATTCAGTAGAAGAAATACTATAGAGAACTTTCGCCTTAACACCAGTTGTTAGACCTTCAATAATCAGTCCATTCAATTGTGTTCTATAAGACTCGACATCAGCACCAAGGAAAGACTCTTGAAGCATGATAGCATCAACGGTCAGGTCATAACCTACTTGCCCTGGAATGACCATTGCGCCATCCTTGAACAGGTGAGAACCTACATTCTCAACCTGGTTCTGCAGAATGCTCTGCATTGTGGTAAGTTCTCTTGCCTGAATTGGAAATCCAGGACGAAATAGAACTCGATAAAAATTCTTATCTTTATCGAAATCGTCGTAATAGGGTGTAACGTTTAGATTGGTATTTTGTGCCATTAGAATTCGATTACGATTTTGATGTCTTCTACCTGGTCGTTTGCACGACTGATTGCCCGTCTATTATCTATGTAAACAACATTACCGCTGTTTGATTTGATTTCGGGTTTTCCATAACCATTGTTAAACTTCATACCTAAATCATATTCTGTATTATTAATTGTTCTAGAAGATGAGTTAGGAACAGCAGGGAAGTTTACATCTGGTTGCCCAGCGGCACCAGAAGTTGCCCCACTAATAACATTAGAACCGTCAAGTTCGTTTTGCGTGCCTGTAACTTCAGGGAAAATACCATCAATTGAGTTCTGATAGTACTTCAATACTTTAGTAGTAGGATTCCATGAAATCACTCTGCCACGACCAGTGATACTTACACCACCAACAACTCTTGTTTGAGTAACAATTTCATCAGGAACATAGTTGCCTTGGAATGTAGGAGAGAAGATGACTGCTTTAGCAGCAGAAACTGTCAAGTCTGAAATGAGTTCTTCCGTACCAAACTTCAGAGGATTGGTAACAAGACCAATACGACGGTAGTCGTTATCGATTGGAAAATCTCCAGCACCTTCATCATAAGAAAGTTTAGCATTAACCATGACTCGGAATGCACCAAGTTCTACAACAGAATCAGAACCATGCCCACCAGGAGGAGGCATAATAACATCAACAATACCACTAGCACCAGTACCAATACCAGTAATAGAATCAATACTGATTTTACCGAATGTATATCCAGTACCACCAGAAGTTACAGTAGCAGAAATAATTCTACCACCATCAATAACAATAGAAACTCTACCGCCAGTACCGTCGCCGTTAATGGCAACGTTGTCATAAGTGCCGTTGTTATATCCAGAACCTGCAGAACTAATGACTACGGTATCAATTTCTCCAGCAACCGCATTGGTTCTTACCGCGTCATTTGTAAAGACGGGCATGTAATCATTGGAGAAAAACTTAAGGACTGAGGCAACGGGAATTGTATACATGTACTTCCAACGGTATCCATCACCTGTAGTGATAATACTAGTAGAAGAACCTGTAGGTTCAACTGTAGAGGGTTTGCCGTTAGGATCCGAAGGAGATGTGCCGTTATAGATTACCTTGTAAACTTGATATTGTGAGTTTACAACATAAAAATCTGAGTCATAAAGTTTGGTAGCACCAGAAGAAGCAGTCTTGCTAGGAGAATAATCATGACGATACATGTCATAGGTGAAACCAAGTCCACCTGTAGTTTGTTCTGGAGAAACCCAGTCAATACGACGAACAACCTGAACAGTATCTGAAGCGAGGACGCGCTTCAAAGAGATCATGTCATCATAAGAACCAGAAAATTCCTCAAAGGAATCTACTGCTTGAGGAGGAGAATTTTCATTATCCCAAGTTTGAGGACGACCAATGAACAGGTATAAACGATCTCTCGTTGTACCTGCTACATCATCACTCTGAGTGGCATCGGGTCCTTCCAATGCCTTAATGAACTTTCTCGCTGAGAAAATCCTAAATTGATCAGTTAATAGAGCTGCCATTTCCTAAGGGATTATTGTCCTCTTGTTTATTTATGAAGGTTACGAGCGAACTAATGTAGAGTATTCAATAGATTTGATACGATAACTCGCTCCGCCATTACCAGTCACATTTTCTCCACCCAAAACTGCCTGAGCTGCTGCACCAGAACCAGTGATATCACCACCAGTATTTGTAAATGTGATTGTTGGGTGTAGATTATAACTATTGTCAACTGTTTGAGGGATTCCATAACCTCCATTTGAAATGGTTATAGAATCTACTCGGTCACCAGATGTTGACATAACAGCAGTACCAGTTGCTTGAATATCACCCGTGCTTTCAATAACAATATTTGGAACTGCGGTATAGTTTGTTCCGTTATTCACGACAACAATATCAACAACTGTACTGTTACTTGAGAACTCGTACAGATATCCATTTACACCAATATTAACATTATTTGTATTGAAAGGAACAATATCCTTCAATACTAATTTTGATGAAGTAATATCCCAAGATACTACCGTTCCTTGAATACCTGAGATAGCACCAGTTACAACTTCATTTGTACTGTAGTTTTGACCGTTACCATTAGAAGCATCCAACGTCAGTGTCAAAAGAACAGGGTGTTCAACACCATCACTCAATCCACCTGCAGAAGTAATTGTGGCATATTTGAATGGTATATCTGCGTCTTTGATATTATCTCCAACTTGAAGTAATGTAGTATTTTGACCACCTTGAGTCTCTTCAATACCATACAATGAATCGAAAATGCCACCATCTAGACTGATTTGACTTGCATAATCTGTAGCAGTATTAATTAAATCTGCAATACCATCTCCTAAGAATGTTCCTGGATTCAAAGGATCTTCATTTTCATCATTATCCTCAAACGCTTTATCTACAAGTGCTCCAATTGGTACGGTTAAAGTAGATATGCTACTACCAACCGCATTAATAATTGTATGTGGAAGAACACCTGTTCCACTACTATTTGCAACACCAGCATCAAACTGAACGATAGCATCAGTAGTTGAAGGGATTCCAGCATCAATGAATGCAAGTTCGTCTACTTCAAACGTAACTAAAAGTTCTCTAGTGCTAGGATCCCAATCATATACTTTAGCAATTTTATTATTAGCACTCTCAACCCTACGAATTACTCTATCACCAACATTAAACTTATAGTTGGAATCTCCATTAGCATCATTCTGCCCGTCGTCTAATATAACTCTTTGGTCATATTTAAAATTAACACCTCTAGTAATTCCAGTAAATCTACCTCTACTTTTAGAAGTATATGAGATAGTTTCTTTATCGATTATGAGAGAACCAGATCCTGGATATGCATCTGTAGAAGAAACATAAACTGTAGTATCACTAGAACTGAGTGCTTTAGTCAGACCTGTCAAGTAAATATCAGAGGAGTTAAATGCCTGACGAGATCTGGTTTTACGCTTAAGATTTACAAGTCTAGTGAAGACAATATTTGGTGGAGAGGTATATCCTTTTCCAGGATCAGTAATATTGATACCAGTAATAGCACCTTGACTAATAACTGCTTCTGCCTTTGCGCCAAGTCCACCACCACCAGTCAAAAGAATATATGGTTCTGTCTGATAGAATTCACCACCATCAACAACATTAATTGACGTAACTTTACCGAGAGTATCAATTGATGCTGCACCTTCAGCATCTTGTCCACCACCTCCTTCAAAGATAAGGTTTGGTGGTGTTGCATAACTTCTACCTTCGTTTAACAACGATAGACCAGTAATAGTTTGAGTGACAGGAGTTGCTGCAGCACCAGTTCCTTCGCCCCCAAGAATAACTGCTTTTGCTGTACCGAAGAAGTTATCACCGTTTTTAGTCATCTTAATATAAGATACCGTCCCATCAGTATTAAGGACAATATCACCTTCTGCTTCAGTTGGGAAAACTGATACTTGTTCGGGAATAGCATCACCTTCAAATATAGGTGTTCCATAGTACTGGGGACCAATCGCATATGGATAAACGGGATTCCCACTACTATCCTCTGTCATGAAATATGCATAAGTACCATTCGGATATTCTGGGGTAACAACGTACTTACCATTATATTGGTCAAGATTGCCTACAGAAGAATCGTAGATATAGTCCTGAGTCAAATCACCAAGAATATATCCTTCATTAACAAGACGAGATCCATAACCAGAATTTGAATATGAGAAAGTATAAACAACCCTAGGTGAATTTACAGGAATAGTAATACGAACTTCTCTTGTCGTCGCACTAGCAAAACCGCCCAAATATGTGGCATATGGTGTTAGAACTCCATCCAAATAATATTCAACTAAACCTGAAGCATCATATAGATATGAAGTTGTTCCAATATCAAGTGAACTTCCTGTATCGTGCCAACCATCTTCAGTCAAGGAGAACATCAAGAAGTTGCCATTAGCAGTATTGCTAGCATCATCTTGATTGAAGATATAAGTTTTCCCTCTTTTCAGATTCAGTAATTCTTGTTCTTGTCCGTTAAAATAAAATTTAGAATTTGAAATAGTAACAGCATATGTTACAGTGCTCGCAGTTACAACCTCCTCTCTAGTACCAGAAAGTTCAGCAGTAGTTTTAAATCTAAACGAACTCGTCATTCTGCCGACAGTCCTGCCAGTAGTATATCCAAATGGTCCGTAAATAGGATATCCATCAAAAGACATACCAAGGACTTTTGAGTGACCATCTACATGACGAGATCTATCAATAGTGTTTGGATCGTTTGAATCGGTTTGATAATAATTCTTATAATAGTAGTTATTTGCATGTTCCTCTTCCTCTTCAATAGCAGGATCTAGATACATGTATCCTTCATCACCTTCATATCCTGACATATAACGATGAACTTTGCAGTAATAATAAATGCGATTATTTTCATCTGCATTCATAATGAAGAGTGGGTTAAACTCATCTTCATAATCTACTGCAGGTGCAGAAGATGCGCCTGTACTATTGTAATATAAAGTTCCGTTATTCAGAAGACCATCTTGGGTCGTACTGAATTGCATTGGATGACCTTGAGCGTGCTGTGCTGACGGTTGATTTGTCGCATCAGTTTGATTCCAAATAATCAGATAGTTTCTTTGAACTTTAATATTTTCTGGGGCGAGATAATACACTCCAGGAATAAATGAACCAAACTCATGAGCATCAACACCAAAATCAATATAGAAGAGACCATTGGGGAATAGAATCGGGTCGCCATTAATTCTAAATGTGAATCCCGTAGATCCTAAAATAAAATCAGTTGTCTCAAAAGTCCCTATAACATCTCTTAAATAAATTCTAACAATCTGGTTCTGAGCATTTCTGACAATTTTTGCAATCTCTCCCGAAGAAGAACCGCCTACTTCATTTATCGTCCTACCAATTTCAATTGGATTTAGAGTTTCGTCTACATTATCGACGAAAAGCATGACATTATTAAACTCTACCTTAATATTCCAAACAAACTGCTCTAAAGACCCCCACTGAAATACGCCGTTATGATTATCAAATTCATTAATTAATTTACTAGTCTGATAGTAATGAATCGAATTGTCAAGAATTACATCATTAGCGTCAGTATTTTTAACATAATCATATTTTACAGTATCAATAGAAAAGTTTGTTGGTGCATTGCCAAAAGTACCCCATTCTGGAGTATGTAATAAACCACCGTTTGCCAGAATTCCTAAAGATTTATTATTTTGAAAACTTCTAGTTCCTTCATAAGGAACATCTTTACCACCACGATATATAAAAACTTGGTCAAAAGATCTGTCTACAATATTTCCAGAACCTCCAGGTTGTGCCTCTTCTAATATCCAAGTAGGTTTAGGATTATTATCAGACTCAATACGAAGTCTATCATTCTTAACAGGAGGTGTACCAGAAGTCTGGAAGGTGCCTCTTGTCAATGAATTTGGATGATTTTGCCAGATTCTATTAACATCAAAAGAGTCTAAAACATTTGGTGTTTCAGACGTGGGAACAATTTTAAGTCTTAGAGGATCATACCCGCTACCCCTTTGAAGAACACGAACGTGAACAATTCTACCCGAATCTTTATCAATGATTGGATATAGCAGTGCTTCTTGAGCAGGAGTGCCGCAACCATCGATGGTTAATCTTGGAGGGTCGGCAGGATCGTATCCAGTTCCACCACTAATTAATTCTACAGCGCGAACACCAAAAACTTCATCGAAGATCGGATTAATTTGCGCTCCTGATCCAGGTACGGTTCTTGTCATTTATCAGTTTACGACGGTAAAGGTGCCTTGCATCAATGAATGGAGAGTACACTGATAATACAGTGTATTCGGTGCATCCATTGGAATTGTCCAATAAAGAACATTGGTTATACTTCCACTCTGTCCATCAGTATACGGAGTGCCCGTCAGTCCTTGAGTAGATTGAATTCTAAAAGGATGACCACCACCTTCGACACTATTATCGAAGGCATATGTGAATCCTCTATGAACATAGATAGTGGGATTTTGAGTAGCGATAGATGATCCAGGTCCTGCTATTGTATAGTAATTGGAATTATTTCCTGGAGGTGCTCCAATTTCATACCAAAGCATTGGACTGCGAGTTGGTATCCAATTAGAACCATTCCAATAGAGCATATCGCCCTGAGTAAGACCAGCAGTATCAGTATCAGTTAATGCTGCTAAAGTAGTAGTAAGAGTGCCACTGAAGTTTACAGTTAAAGTATCACCAACAACTGCTGTAGTAATATTAGTACCACCAGCAATAGTAAGAGTGTCTGTTTGACTGTTTGCAGTAGTAGTTCCCGAATCTGCAGTGACAGTCTGGAAAACATTAATAGCACTTACACCTGCTTGGTCATCTCCAGGAATCCAATTAGAACCATCCCACTTAAGAACTTGATTTGCTGTTGGTGCTGCTGTTGTGACATCAACATTACTCAAATCATCAATACTTGAATACTCAGTGAGAAGTTTTGCTCTAACATCACCAAGACCCCCAGCAGTGATATTAATGTTTACATACGGGTCATCAGTACCGTCTACAGTAAAAAAGTAACCAGGATAGGATGCTGCAGCAGGAGCATCTCCTAAAGTTGCATATTCGTTTTTATACTTTACGATTGTAGGAATGTCAACATTAGCACCAAATGTCGAAGTAATCGAGTTGGATGCTAATGTAATAACACCAGTACCGTTTGCAGCGACAGGAATATTACCATCGCTGGATGAAATAATTGAGTTTCCATTTACATCTAAAGCAGATGTAAGATTACTATAATCTGAAGGCAGGAAAGTAGATCCATTATAACGAAGAACCTGTCCTGCAACGGGGTTCAATGTATTAACAGTTAAACTTACTCCATTACCTAAAGCGGTATATAGTTCGTTAAAATTATCATTAATTTTATCACCACCAATACGGAGGGTATCCCCCGTATTGTCATTAGCAGAAGCTCCAAGGTTTAGTGCTTGTTTAGCCATTACTTACTACGTTTTTAGTTATTTATGCAATCTCTGGATCAATTAATTCCTCACCATAATCTGCGAGATTTGGTGCGGTCCAATCATCAGGAACTTCACTCTCAACAATGATAACTGGATTCTGATATCCAGAACCATAACTATTCAATTCAACACTAGAAATACCAACCAATGCACGGATGTTACCATCGAAACCAGAGATAGAATCGATTCTAACTGTAGGTCTGCTTGTATAACCAGAACCTCCAGAAGTAACCTGAACAGTACTAATAAATCCACTTGTGAGTGCAGATTGTCCGATAGCACCTTGACCAAAGACTGATCCAAGATAATCGAAGGTGATGAGTGAGTTGGACGATTCGATAACCGCGACCTCACGATCCTCAGTTTCACCCTCAATTTCGATGAAATCTCCTGTTTCGATTGGTGGAACTACTTCAGCAGCATCAACGTCTGCTTCAGAACCAACATAAGAGAACGCGACGAATGTAGAATCTACGCGAGGAATTTCAGAGAAGATGATTCGCGAACCAACAATCTCAAAACCAACTCCAGGTTCCTGAACAACACCATTGAGAGAAACAATGATATTATTTTCAGGTCTAATCACAGTAGATTGAACACCTTCTGTCAGCGTGAGTGAGTAGAATACCTCGTTACGCTTGAGGTTAAATGACTGACGTAATGAATCAAATTCAAACGAGATATCATCCAACTGTCTCAACTTACCAATATAGAATCCAGTAAACGAGGACCCAAGTTCTGGTGCCTCAGCGAATTGAATTTGGTCGGAGAACGCTGTATATGCGTTAGTTGCTCCAGGAGGTTGAAGAATGCCGTTGACAAAAATCATCATATGTCCCTCTGGGTCGGGCAGATATGAAGTTCCATTTTCAATAGTGAGAGAGAAGGTAGTTTGTGTACCATCAAATCCTTTGGAGGATCTCTTCACGCGAGCTTTAAGGTCTACAATATCGGTGATAACTGCCTTATATGCAGAAGTTCCGATAATGGCATCTTTACTAGAGAATGCTCCAGCAATATCTGTAAGATAGATTCTCTTACTCAATCCTGCTGTTCTGATGTCTTGAACTCTAGCAGCGGCTGCTCCAGGAGTAACAACCTTTGTATTGATTGTCGCGAATCCTTGAGGGAAAATATCGACTCCATAATCTCCAATGTAATCACCATTTTGGAATTCTCCTTGAACCATTGTGATGTAGATGTAATTGTTAGCAAGATCTACTTCGGTGATAACACCATATACGGTGCTATCTTGAAGATTGTTAACAACCTTATAAATCCTATTTCCAACAATGAATACATTAGAAGTTGAGATGACTGAGACACCCAACCTGATATATCCATCAGATGCAATACGATCACCAACCGATACCTGAAGACCAGAAATTTGACTTACATCAATATACTGTCTGGACGATTCTGGATAGACTACCGAGTTTTTCTCAAAAGTGCCTACCAAACTCTCAGTATCAACTGTCAGAAGACCTCCAGTATTAGAAGTAACGGATGCTTCTGCTTTGATGAATGAAGTGGGTTGAGCAACTGCTCCAGAAGTATAACCAAGGAATTCAATATCCTGAACAAAGTCACCTTTAAGATCGATAATGTGAATACGATCTTCGATTGCACTGATTTGTGCCGTTGTTGAGTTTGCCGCTCCAACAATGAAGTCTGTAACTGCCCAAGGACCAGCAGTAACTTCGACATCGAGATACTTGAAGTTCTCATCTTCATAGAATCCATAAACTACACCAGTAATACTAGGAGCACCCTGCTTAGCGACAACTTCATTCATGGTGAATGGACCATCAGTAATATCGCCGTCTATACGGAATCTCCTGTAAACTTTAGCAATCAAACCTTCATTGATAGTGAGATTTGCAAGTTCGGCATTTGAATCGGAACTCAGACCATAGAAATAATCGGAAGAATTTAGTCCTCCAGTAATTCCTACAGGAATATCTCTATCACCGTAGTTTTTAGAACCGAAAGTTACTGCATTATATTGAGTGAGGTTTGTATAGTATGCATCATTAATGAACTGATTTTTAATTGTGCTAGTGCCATAACGAATCAATCTACTGATGCTTTCATTGCTGTAATTTCCATTAGCAAGAGCTGCTGCTGATGTTGGATCCTGGTAGAAAGAACCTACAGCAGCAATGGGGGAAGGAACAACAAGTTCATTAGAAATTGAAGCAACCATATACTCTCTTAGAAGATCTAACGCATATGTCTTAATGTTATATTCGGTATTTGAATAGAACAACTTACCAGACCCAGCAGTATAAGGATCAAGGAAACCAGCGTTGAGTTTAATACCCCAGAGATAGAAACCTTGATTTCCAGAAGCAGCAACAGATGAACGATTGTAGATAGCAAAGTCACTTTGAAGATTATCAATACCAAAACCGAAGGTAATTGTTGAGTATACACGGAACCAATCACCACCAACTGGTGTTACCCCATACTCGTTAAGAGTAATACCAGGACTTACAAACAATGTTCCTGTATCAACTTGACCTGTGGAAAGGTTGACATTGAAGTTAATATTCTTCGACTGATTATCCAAAGAAAGTTTGAAGTTGAGACTATCGAGTTCTGCTTTCTTGAAGAATGCCGACAGAGTAAATGTCTGCTGCTCAGTAATACCACCAAATCCAGTATCGAATGTTTCAGTACCACTATCAAATGTTACAGTTGAATTGTCAAAGGTTTCATATGAAGTTAGATTAAAATCTCTAGTTAGTGAATGTACTCCAGTGCCTGTAGCATAAAGTTTTTCAGCAGTTTCTGTTCCATCAGGAGCACTTGTAACATTAGAGAAATAATTAACTAAGTTAGAAGTGTAATTTGACGAATTTAGATTTTCTGGATTAGTCCAGAGATTTGCGCTACTAACTTCTCCTGTGACTGGAGAACTAATTGCTCTTGCTTGAGAAAGAATCTCAACATTGGTAGGATAGATATACCAATCAAAGGAGTTGGAAACACCAGGGAAATATCCAAAGGGAGAAGTTGTAGTAGCAGCAGCATTTCCGTTAGCAGTTACTGAGACACTATTAGGTCCATTATCTTGAATCGTATTACCTTGACACAAGATAAGTTCGGTTTCAGTAACGTCTGCTGCAATAAATGGTCGTGTAGGAAGTGCAAAGAGTTTTTCTCCAATTGCTGTACTTCCTTTTGGATAAACAGCAACGCTGGACAATCTCCAATCAGAAATGTTTCCATTTGCATATTCTGTACTAGATGTACTAGCACCTACAACGAATGTGGTAGAACCATAGTTAGTTGCAACAGTTCCACTACCTTGCAGAATACCATCAATATAGATTGAAGTTTGGTTAGCACCAACTCCTTCTCTCACAACAGCAATGTGATACCATCTACCCCCAGAAACAGTAAGTGTGGTGTTAGTTAGATTAATAAAGTTACCACTACTTCCACCGTAGAAACCGACATTAGAAGAACCTGTTCCTACAAAGAACCCGAAGTTATTATCAGTTGATCCAGATAGATAGAAGTTGCTGTTTGTATCAGTACGACGAATCCATCCCTCAAGGGTAAAGTTGCCAGTTCCAAGTGCAATACCAGCAGCAGTCTGTAGATAGTCACCAGTTCCATCAAATGCTACAGATCCATATGCTGCAGCAATAGTTGCTGTTGCTGAACTACTTCCACCCGATAGAGTATTAGTAACCGCCCAAGCAGTGGATGAGAAGGGTCCCACATAAATTGTCTGATTATCTTTATCAAACTCAAGCACAGTCGCAGTACTACCATTGCTGGATGTTACTGTTTCTCCTGCTACAAAGTCTCCAATGATGCCAGAAAGTGATATTTCATAAGCAACAGTGGTATTTGAGGCACTTACATCTGTTGTGATACTATCTGCTGCAATATTATTTGCAGTTTCTTCAAGGAATGAATCATATACCCAAGAACCAGAACCAAACTGACTATCAATCTGTGCTCCAATTTCATCCTTATAATACTTGAGGTTGAAGTAGAAGTTCTTGGCAGCATTTCTAACTCCATTGCCTGCAGGTGCGAGACCATTAATGACAATATCAATTAGGTCACGAAGTCTCCAAACTGCTTGGTCGATATCGGTTGGAGTTTCGCTATCTCTATATGCAGTATTATCACTGTAAATAGCAGAATATTGCTGACCAGATACAGTTGCACCTGCATCATACAGGAGATTTCTGATTGCCTTTTCTCCAAGAGTTCTAATCTGCTCGAATGCAAATACTGTAGGAAGAAGTTCTTCTTCTACATAATTCAGTTCTCCGTTAGCAGTTAGGTACAGACCCATGTTATCAACTGTACTATTATTACCACCTGTCTGTAGGTCGGAGATAATTGCAGTAATCAGTAACTTAATATCACGCTCACACTTAGCAGTGTCGTATGTATACGCTACTTGATTTGCGTTATCAACTTGATATGTCAAATATGCTGCAGTAAGACCTGTAATTTCTTCGGCAATATATTCGCGGTTGAAGTATAGTCTATCGCCAGCAATATTGAAGTCTTCGCTAGTTGGAGCGATAATATCATTGATGGTAGTAACTAATGTATCGATAGCAGATTGAACATTTGCACAGTTTCCTGCGTCATTAGTAATACCCCAGTCACCAACGATAATATTGTCGGTGTTATCGTATGTCAGATCACCCGTAACTGCTTGCTTAGCATAGTATGCAAGTCTATCATGAGCATATACAGACTGCCATACTTGCAAACGGATATGTCTGAGTTCGTCATTTTCACCAATATAGAACCTAGCAGCTTGGACAGTAAAGAAGTTTCCTCCATCATAGATATCTTTCGCGATTGCTCCTAAGATTAAACCTAAGTCAGTCTTACAACGAAGAGTTCCGTCAGTGCTACCGCCAGCGGCGTTTCTAGGCATGTCAATAGCAAGATCTGGATATCTAGAAAGCATATCAAATGCTGCTTTATCAACAATAACCGAAGCGTTTGCATTGATAAGATTTGAAGCATCACGGAATCTTCCACGAGCAGAAGTGTCAATTCTATTGGTATATAAGATATCCGAAGCAGCACTGTGATATGTGGTGCTAAACGGAACTTCAAGATATGCATTAACAGTAGCACCAACGAACTCATAATTAGTAGTTACTTTAGTGATAGTTGCTAAGTGGTCTACAGGACTGCCCAGATTTGCTTGCTCAAGTGTATCCGTAAGGATATCTAAGAGATTGCCAATCGTGGAATAGACATCGGCACAATCACCTGTAGTGTAATCAAGGACTGTGACAGCATTAGAAGTTGCACTTACAAATGTATGAACATATTGTTGCTCTGCTGGAGATGCACCAACATTTACTGTAAATGTATTAGTATCTGCTGCAGTGATTGCAAGAACTTGATTATATGCTCTAGTATCACTCTTACGAGGATGAATCAATTCTCTTTCATTACCATCACTCGTGCATGTGAATGTCAGTGACTCTGCAGCAATAGCGATTGTATTTGCTGTCGTTAATCCATGACTGTTCGATGTCATGACCATATCACCAGTAGCAGCATTATAAGAAATTGCTGATGGTTGAATTGTGGTAAAGGATCCTGTAGAAGAATCAGTAATTGTGGTATCAGTGATTTGTCTTACGCCATGACTGCCAGAAACAGACCAAAGAGTATTATTGATGATATATTGAAGAATATCTTTGACTTTATCATAAGCCCAGACAGTTTCTACAACTTCCGTATCAACATGACTAATTGTAATAGGATTAACAGTTCTATTAACATACAATGCCGAAGCATCCCAGATATGACTATTACATCCATTACGCATATCCTCAATCAAAGCAGTTAGGATATCGCGAACATCATCTTCGCAATTTACGTTACCACCAGGAATTACAAGTGATGGATACTGCTGAGTCAGTAAGTAAACTGCTTCTTTAGCAACAAAGTCTTTGTTGGATTCGATTAAGTTAGCAGCATCATAATATCGTTGTGACTTACCTGCGAATCCAGCAGGAAGATTTGTGGAATTTTCATTCCAGTTCTTAAGAATGGCATCGTTGTTGAAGTCTTCGTTGTCTGTAAACGACTCTCCACCAGACCAATCCTCAACATATGTTTGAGTATCAGCACCCTCGAAGTGAAGCAGTAACTTAGTATTAGCATCACCCTGGAAGATTCCTGTAGGGGCAGTAAATGTCGTCTGATAGCGCGAAGTGTTAGATACTCTGAACTCATCGATATGACCAGCGAAACCGTCTCCAAAGGCATAGGAGGCACCTATGATGATTGGTTTAGTGCTTCCATAGTTACTACCATCAGAATAATCTCCACCATCCTGTGTTCCATTAACAAATAACTTTGTTGTGGCAGCATTTCTTGAGATAGCAACATGATACCAAGTATCTACGGCAAGAGTTGCTGTTCCAGTAATTGTAGTGGAATTATTAACTCTATAATTAAGATTTGTGCCTACAAGTAGTAGTTCGGAAGAAACTTCGACAGCAGTCGTCCTAAAATCGAAGATTTGCTGTGTTCCTGTAACACTAGAAGGACGAATCCAGCATTCGATTGTGAATGCACCTGCACCAAAACCAAATTCAGCAGAAGTCGGGATAGACAGATAATCTCCAGTGCCATCAAGTAGCAAAGAACTTAATCCATAATGACTTTGATCTGTATCTAATTGAGCATTGTTCGCAAAAGTAACCTGATGGTAATCTTCGCCAGTAGAAAGAGTTCTACCTACTTTACCCAGATAGATTGTGGAAAGTGCTTGATTGTATCCAATAACCTCACCTTTAGTATCTTGAGTTCTAATGACTTGTCCAAGTTGGAAGAATCCAGACCCGACTCTACTATCAAAAGCAAGTTTTTTGGTAATCATATTCTCGGAAGAATTGAAGACCCCTGTTACATTACCATATCCAAGTTTGTAGTTACGAATGATTTCGTTTTCTTGGAATGTGCCTGTAGCATTGTCATAAGGAATAACTAAATTACTAATAAACTCAGTTCCAGGGAATTTAGCATCAAAGTTCGTAGTGTTATCAGTAAAATCAACAATATTTACTTGAGACTCAGAAATATTATCAAGAATAACATTAGGATATGAAGCAGATGTCAATCTGTTGAATAGTAGACCGAAGAAAGACGATCCATCAGAAATATTAACCTGTTCGATGAATTCGTTTGTAGTAGGATCTTGATATGCAGATGTTGAGGTAATTCTAGCAACAACACCTGATTGAGAACCAATAATGACATCATCAAGTCGAATATCAAATAGTCCAGGTTTTGATTGATATGTACCTACAGTCTTACTCAATGCCAACTCATTAGTAATACTAATGTCAGTACCATACAAAGGCAGATCCTCTTGGTGAGAAGTAGCAGTCGTTCCCAACTGACCCCTCAATACAGTCAGTGTAGTTGAATTAGGTCCAACTGTAATAGCAGACACTGTAACAATCTCTGCTCCTAACTGGTAGTTGGCATCTACACTAAAGACGCTTGCTGGAACTGCAGTATCTGTCAATGCAGCAGAGTCGATAACCTCAACAGTACTCGTTCCTGCACCAATAGTATATCTTAAATCGGCAAGAGGAACAGAATCTCCTGTTTCTAGGTTGACCTCTTCAACTACAGCAATTTTGCCAGTTAAGTTTTTAATCTGCTCATTGAAACTAAACAGATTGAGGTTAACTATTGGAGTAATTTCTGTGAGAGTTGCTGTAAATCCAGTTGCACCAACACTTATCAGTTCGTTAATATTAAATCCACTAACAGTACTGACTGCAATAGTTGCTGATGTAGTACCACCTGTGATTGTAATAACTTCAGAAGAAGCATATCCAACGCCAACACTATTGATACTTGCTTGAGTTACAGCACCAGAAGCGACAGTGATATTAACAGTAAGTCCCGTACCAACTCCACTAGAAGTAGTAGCAACATCTGAATAAGTTCCATCAGTATAACCAGCACCAGAAGTTAATGTAGCATTGTTAAGTGCGGTAACAATACCAACATTACCTTCTGCAACGAAACCAAAAATATCATCACCAACAACACTAGTAACAGTAAGTCTTGATCCAGATTGTGTTCCTAAAACTGTGTTATTTGTGCTTGGGAAAATACCACTATTATTAGTAATTGTAAACTTATAGACCTGAATTGGTTGAATAGTAACATTTACATACTTAACACTAGCAGGAGGTTGAGGTGGTTCTGAGAAAACAATAGAATCGTTTTGAACTTCAAATGATGTATCTGGAGTTTGTACAACACCATTCAAAATAATCATCAATTGATTTGCGTTGGCGACAACGTTCGATCCATCAATTTGTAGTGGGAATGAAATTCTCTCACCATCAAATAGATTTGAAATATCATCAAGTCTTTGAACAACTGATGTTAGGATGTTCTCCGAAGAAGTCAATCGCTTCTGACGGAATAGTACCTCTGTATTATCAAACGCACTGTATACAGGTTCAACCAAAGCAAAACTTTGAATGTTTGGTACAGTTGCTTGTCTTGCAAGTTCAACAGATTTTGTTAACTGGAAGAATGTTTCTTTATTAGGAACAAATCCATATTCATTTAGATTGAGTTCACCAAAAACTTTGAATGATGCAGGGTGAACATTCTTAATAAGAATATCTTTCCATTCATTAATTGAAACAGCAGACTTAACTGCATAAGAGAAGTCCTGATAATAATAGGAGTCTTGAATCTTTTGGATAATCTCCGAGGGTTTACCAACATCATCAATAAACTGACCTGAGGTTTCTGTGATAGATCCAACATCAAGAACACCTGTAGCGATATTCAAAGAACTAATAGTACCAGAAGATTTGGAGATAACACCTGTTATACTTTCCCCAATGTTAAAGTCTCCAGTGTAATCGACGATTTTTACAATTCTAGGTCCAACTTGCCAACCATTATTTGTGGAGACAAATCCAAGTGCAGTAGCATTTTCAAAAGAACTGCCTTGATACACTTGCTCACCCTCAAGGAAAGTTGATGTAATAACATTTGCTGTTGCTGCACCACCAAACGATGTTGTAAGAACTTGTTGACGACCTGTACCAGCATTAGTAAACGATAATGCATCTCCAAGTGCTGCGTTTGCTGGAGTGATTGCAAATTTTAATTGGTCATCTTCAAGAGAATTTGCTGCTCCTGAAATTGCATAATAAGTAGTAAGACCATTCAATCTACCAACAGCGCCAGCAGCGATTGGGAAATCAGCACCATCACCAGTATCTACTACGTTGAGAGTGATTTCAGAACCTTGTGCAATACCATGTGGGAAGGAGAACTGCAAAAGTCCCAAATCTAGGTTAACAACGTAATTAAACGAAGATTTTAATTCTACACTTGGTGTAGAAGAATACCCAAGACCAGGATCCTTGACTTCAATTCTATCCAAACGACCATTCTTAATAGTGGATTGGGCAATAGCACCAGTACCGCCACCACCAGTAATGATAACTGCAGGTGCCTGAGAATAACCAGAACCAGGATCAGTGATTGTAACACTATCCAAAATACTAGTAGATGTTAACTGTGCATTAATTGGGAATGTGATTTCAGGACGTAATGTATAGTCATGAGGATAATCATAACCAAAGTTATTATTCTTCAGTTTTTTAATCTTACCGACACTTGAACCTACCGTAAAGATAGATGCTGCTGTTCCAAATGGGGGGATAACTACTGTGACTTCAGCACCAGAACCAGTCAAACCAGCGCCAAGAATGCCTGGTACAGAATCGATATCAACGGTTGCTGTGGTATATCCTTTTCCTGGTGATGTGACGAGGACACTCTGAACTTGTCCAGGAATTGGACTACCCTCAGAATCAGTTCCATCGGCAACTGTAATAGTAACGAAACCACCTTCGCCATCACCAGCAATAGCAACACCTGTATACTGTCCTACAGCATATTCAGTACCAGGTTCAGTGATACTAACTCTTTCAATCTGTCTTGTGGATTGAATGCTATCAACAATAGGAAGTCTTGTGTAGAATCCGCCAGGATTAACAATACGAATACTATCGATCGAACCAACTGCCCTTCTGGAACTAGTTGAATATGACGCTCTAGAAACATCAGCATTCCCTTCTGGTTCATTGATTAGAGGGAATTTAATCTGATCTGCCCCTCTAGTAATAGTTGCACCAGCAACACCACTAACTTGGAATGTTCCTTTATATGGAGAGGTAACAACATCAAGATAACTACCTTGAATGATGGGTGAATCGTTATCACCAACCCTAGAAGGATCGAAGTAGTATGAGATATTTGTTACAATACCTTCATCAACTTTGAACTTAACGGTAGGTGTAGTGGCACCTTGACCAGTTACTCCAGGAGTTCCAACTCTTTCGATGGAGTTGAATGAATACTCAAGTTTGTAAAGAGGATCTTTCGAGAAGGATAAATTACCACCAAGCATCGAAGAATGACTGAGGTCAAACAAATACTGGTGACCATAATACATCTTCAGGACAGGAGACTTAACATAGATACTAACATTACCAGAACTACTAGCAGGACTTGTAACTGCTGCCTGTGGAAGTTTGTATGTAAATTCTAAAGGACTGATTACAGTATCTACAGGGAAAGAACCATCATATTCATCATAAACAACTGTATTAACAGTTTCTGATGGATTCCCATCTACGTTCAGCATAGATCCAGGAGTTAGATAGTGCCTAGTGTCAGTAATGACATAAACTTCATCACTATTTGCTACAGCAGTAACTCTAAGAATCTTTGTTAGATTAGCAACTAATGTAATCTTAAGAACACCAGTGAGATTAGTAATAGTCGCTGTGCTATATGCTGCATTATAACTAATATCTCCACCATTTATAGTGACTACCGATCCTACGATGAATGTAGAAGAACCTGAAATTTCATCGATTCTAACCGCATAATCATCATCAGAATATGGTTTGAACTTAGCAAAGGAATCAAGATTTTGACCACCCGCTGCATTATAAGTACCATCTAAGTTATACTTGTCAAGATCGATGGTGAAGGTGCCAGGAGTGGTGTTATCTACCTGAGCAAATGTATATGAATCAATTTGATTGATATCAAGAGGAATTGGTCCAACAATACCGTATGTAGACTGCTCACTAAATTGAGTTGTAGAAAGTTGACCTGTGTTTAAGTCATCAGTCCAGGAATTGTTATTAACTGCCAAATATACTTTATTATTATCAGTATCAACTTTTGTGATATATCCGCTATTGACAAAACTTCCACTATCGTCATTCAAAACTAATTTTGTGCCGACAGTAAATCTAAATGCCTGATTAACGGTTAAAATTTGAACATTGTCAATTTTAACAGTATTAGTAACTTTGAAGTAATACCTATCCTTGACAACCGCGCTAATAATCAGTTTTTGTGATCCAGGAGAAGGAATTGTGGCAGTTCTAGAACTCCAAATATCTTTAGTGTATGTTAGTGTCTCAGTATCCTGAGTCATTACAGTTGTTGCATCATCAAAGTCTAAAGATTGAAGACCTAAAGAACCTAGAGCAAATCCTGTGCTACCAATAGTTAAAGTGCTACCTGTTACAGGAGTAACTGCAGTACGAACATATCCAAGTTGAGTAACTAGTTGAATACCTTGATCGCCAATTCTTGCAGAGTCAGCATCTTTATCAACTTTTACACCCCAACCAGAATAATCAATGTAATCATGCACATTATTGTATGTGCTGAACCATGCTGTATCAGTCCAACTATAACTTAAACCAAATGCACCATTAGTAGGTAGAACAGATACATCAGAAGGAACCGTAGGATTAATAGCACGATTTCTCAGTTTAAGATTATCTACAAAATACTGACCTTGCTCATCCTTTCTCCAATTTCCAGTTGTACCATTCCTGCCAGCAATGTTACCAATATAAAGTTTCTTAGATGTGAACGATGTATCAGCAACAGTAGCAGTAATAACACTAATACCATTTACATAAACCGTAAATACATTACCTTCTTTCTTTAATCCAATAAATTGCCAAGTATCATCAGCAAACATCGTAGTCAGAGTGGACTGTACAGCACCTCCAGCAGAATTGATGGATGTGGTGTTGTTAGTTACAACCAACTCCAAATATCCTGATGGACCTGCAGCAGTACGATCATAATATAACCAGAGACCACCAGTTGCATCGGTAGCATCGCCAATAGCAACTAAAGTTTGCTGATCTTGACTATGAGTATCAGTCGAAGCAGAATCTTGGTATAACATGAACTCTAAAGTCCAGTTTTCATTGAGTGTATTGCCTAAGGTGTTGTTAGGGAATTCAATGTATGCATTTTCCCAATTAGCAGGGGTTGCAATATCTCTACCATAAATTTTTGCAACTCCACCATCTAAATGTAGTGATTGTGTTGCATCAGCACCAACAAACGTTGGGGTGTAGTTGCCAAAAGTATCTGTAGTGGCACCACCAGTAAACTCAAGTAAGAATTCATTTCTGTTCCACGAAGTCTGACCAAAGACATATACATCACCAGAGTTATCTACATCGATAGAATGTGCTGTAATACCCTCGATTCTGTTTTCATTGAACTCATTAGTTGTATGATTTTTAACTACACCATCATATCCAATCTTAACAGTATCTACAGTTTTAAGACCAGTAGTATTATCTACTCTGTTAAATGCAATGTTTAAATCACCGAAGATATCAACGGCACATTTACCTACAGCATTCACATCCCTACCTGGAGCAAGGTATCTATAATTCCAAACAAAACTACCAGCAGTATTAACTTTACCAACCCATACACTATCTCTAGTGACATTATCACTCTTCGCTCTAAGTGTGGAAGTGATATAAAGTTCTTTAAATTCATCAATGGCAAGACTACTATCTAAGAATGAATATCCAGCATTGCTGTACTCATTAATGTATTCAACCTCAATGGCATTGGTTCCTACAATTGCTTTACCAAATGCAACATTAACATTATTATCGCTGCTTGTATTAGAAGTTTCTAAAGTGAAGTAGATATTACCGTCATCTACAACAATATCGGTAAGTTTTTCTGAATCATCTACAGAAGCAATTTTTCTCTTAATTGCAAAACTACCAGCAGTGTCAATTAAGGCAATAAATGCATCAAAAGGACTTCCTGAGTTAGTATTAGTATATCCTCCGATTACATATCGAGTATCTGAATATTTTTTGATACATGTGACATTATCAGCTCTAGTAGAACCAGAGATTCCCGAATATCCTTTTTGGAACTGAAGAGTCGCACTCAATCCATTAGAAGATTGTGTATATTTTACCAAAATGATATCTGGATTATATGCATCCAAAACCAAGATATTTGGTCGGTTGACACCAACTACCCAGATATCATCACCATCAACATAGAGTTTTTGGAACTCTGCATAATTAGTTCCAGAAGTAAGTTCTAATGTTTTTTCCCACTCTTTGACACCTGTTGTGGAAAGTTTAGAAACAAATGCAACAACATTACCACTAGAGTCTAAAGTTTTACCACAGATAAAGATTTCCTTACTTTCGTTTACAAATATGTCATTGACTTTTACATTTTCATTGTTTTCTATTTTAGAAACAATATATTCTGCTTTTTTGAATACCTGAGGATGGCTAATGATAACTCTAGGATTAGAAGTGTATCCAGAACCAGAATTAAGAATATTTACGGTATCAATTGATCCAACACTAGTAACAATTGCTTGAAGGTCACCAGAAATACCATCTCCATCAATAACAAGAGTGGGAGGGATATCTTCATTGTATCCAGAACCAGATTGTGTAATTACAATATCTTCAATACCCTTATATTGACGGACTACAAATGTTTTATTTGTATTATCCATTATAGGAGTATAATCTACAAAAACAGAATCATCAAGCTGTAGATTATGTGGGACATTGGTAGTTAGTACACCAAAATTCTCACCACTAACATTTTCAAATGTATACCCAGAAACTGTTTCACCTTTAATTCTAGAAATTCGTGCAGAAGCACCATCACCACCAGTATCTGTATTATCAAAGATTAGTCTATCATCTACCTGATAGTTAATACCAGAATTTTCAACAACAAATCCTGTAATTGAAGCATCCTCAAATTTAGTGATAGTTTCAACTTCAATATCAACCTTGGAGTCTAGTTTTACTTTCGGGAAGTAATCGAATAGTTGTAATGGAGACTCTTCAAAGATTTGATCTGGATCTGCAGTTTCTTCTGCACTAATAACACCATCTCTATTTTCATCTTCTACATCAAAAGTTAGAAGATCGCCATTTTCCAATGTCAATCCATTAGTAGATGCATTTGGTGCCCTTTCAACGTCAATATCTACATTTTCATAAGGATCGCGATAACGAACAACACCAATAGGAATATTTTGCTGAACAGCACTCGTAGAAAGATTCCAGACATCAACAACCGAGTTAAAACTTGGTCCAAGAATATATGGGAATACAGGATTGCCTGCTTCTGTAGCATCAATAGTTACAAAGTAGCAATATCTACCGTTAGGATACTCTGGAGTCTTACAGAATCTACCATTGTATTGGTCAAGGTCACCTAAACTGAAAGAATACTCATAATCTTCTACAAACTTACCTGCAATCTCATCTGTTAAAAGAGGTCCAGCAGTTCTAACAGGATTTGGATTTGTAATCACATCATAAACTAAATTTGTCTTTAATCGATAAGAAGTTCCCAATCTAGCGATTGAAGAAGACTGATTGGTAGGATCTGAATATCCATAAGGACCATAAATTGGATTGCCATCAAATGCCCAACCAATAATAGGAGAGTGTGCTAATTGATCATCCTGTTCAAGAATTTGTCCACTTACATTGACAAATAGGTTATCACCTAAAATATATCTAAGTCGTTGAGGATTAGAAAGGTGTGCATATTCTCCACCATACTGATTATTGAATCCCTCAAATACAGATCCCTTAGCAGCATCAACGGTTGTCGTCTCTTGTAAGTTATAAGTCCATTGGAATACATTTGCTGCAAAAGTAGCACCTTGACCAACAGAGTTTAAATTGATAATAGTCGTACCTTGACTATATCCAATACCTCTGTTAATAATTTCAATTCCAGTAACTTTACCAGCATTTTCACCATCAACATCAATAGTTGCTCTAGCAACAGCACCAAAACCCTCTCCTTGGATAGTTACCTCTGGTGCTGTAGTATATCCAGAACCTGCCGAAATGATAGCGATTGAAATAATACGTCCATCATTAACAATTGCCTGTGCAACAGCACCAGTACCAGAACTAAGAATGATACTAGGATTAGATGTATAAGATGACCCACCATTAGTGATAGTGACTGATTGAATTGGTCCTCTAACCGCTGCAGTACCCTCAGCACCAGATCCCCCACCACCAACAACAGTAATAGATGGTTGTGATGTATATCCAGTTCCTCCAGAGTTAACAAGAATACTAGAAACTACACCCTTTGTGATAATTGCTGTTGCTGACGCTCCAGAACCGCCTCCACCAACAATAGATACCAATGGAGAAGAAGTGTACCCAGAACCGCCTGCAGTTACTGTAACCTCACTGATAGAACCGTTAACAGTCGCACTTGCTGCTGCTCCAGTTCCTTCACCACCACTAATCGTAATTGCTGGTGGGAATGCAGCATCATATCCGCTTCCTGCATTAGTGATATCAACTGACGTTACAGCACCAAAGATTTTAGTGACATCAGACTTATAAGACCAAATAGAGACACCATTAACCCAAGTTCCGATAGGACCAGGTACAATCAAATTTTTGGTTGAGATTGTAACAGGATTGATTGGGAATCTATTTAATTTACGTTGGTTGCCAGGTAATAATGCAGATCCAGGGAAAGGACCAATATTATAGTTTGGAATACCTGTAGACGCAATATAAGTGTTTGTAGTATTGAAGAATGTATTCTGAACATTCGTTGTGTAAGGACTGATTGCATTATTAACTGCAGAACTATCCGACTTACCTTTGTTCAAGTCAATAGAGACAAGAATATTTCCTTGAGGAACTACATTTGCAGGTTGAGGAAGTTGATACTGGAATACAGTAGTACTATCTCTAGAAGTTACAAGGAAAGATCCGTTATAGATGATTGGATTTGCACCATAAATTGTAACTTGATCTCCAACTAGTAGACCATGAGGATTGTTACAAGTTACAGTAGCAGATTGATTATTGATTCCACCAAAAGTGATTGTCCCAACTTCGATCAACTTTTTAACATTATACAACCAAGTTGTAAGTTCTGGACCTGTTCCAGTACCACCTAGTTTGGAGATTAGTAGTTTATCACCTGGTAAGTAATAAGAACCAGTATCGGTGAGTGTTGTTTGTTGAGCATCAACAATACCAACAATATTCAACACTACTTCTTGAGCAGTCCCTTTATTGATGAATACGTTAAAGTTGGACGATACCTGAGTAGCAGAGTCCCAATCTTCTACAACACCGTTAACAGAACGAGTACACTCAATAAACTGGTTTAGTGATTTTTCTTTATACTGAACAACTTCAGAACCAACACCAGTGGAAATTACAAATTCGCCGTTTCTTTCTGGCCATCCAATAGTAGAGTCAACAGTGATGATACCTTCTGTAGTATTAAGAGGTTCAGCAAGTTTTGTTTTGTATGGAACTATAAATGTCCCTTGAATTGTTTCTTCTGAAAGTGCAAGTTCATAGATTGTATCTTGGGCAGTTTGAATTGAAATGAAATTTTCAATCAATGCTGTTGCTGCTAAAATATTTGGATCTGAGATATCAGCAACTTGACATAGAAGACCATCTTGAATATTTTCTGGAAGACCACTAACTAATGTTGCACGTAAAACAGTATCAACAGACCAGGTTGCTGCAGAAGGTTTGATAATTTGGTCTTTAGGATATGAAACTGTTACAGTTTCTCCATAAAGAAGTTTAAACAAATATGCAATACTGAAAGATGTGCCCTTTGCAGAATAGAAGTCTTTAATAGTCTTGATCGATGTACGAACATCAATCTTGCTATAATCTAGTGTAGGAACATCAGGTAAGAACTGTTCTGTATACTTATCAAGCAGTCTCTTAACAAACAATGCATCCAGACACTTTACAGACGCATCAGTAGGTGCCGCTGCTGCTACAGTGTTATTAGAGAATACTGCATTGCCATCTTGTGTATAATTAGTAATACCCGAAGCAGCTCTGGCACAACCAAGGAATTGTGCTTTAGTATATTCTTTTCCTGATTTAAGAACAGAAAAACCTGTAATTTCCTGCAAACCAACTGTTGCAGATGCCTTAGCATCAACAGGTTTTTGAATTACAATTTGAGGAGGATTATCTGCACTATATCCAGTACCAAAGTTGGTGATATTAATATCAGTAATTTGTCCATTGAAAATTGCTGCTACTGCAGTAGCACCTGTTCCTCCAATATAAGTACCAACATCATTCTGACGATTATCTACGATATAAACAGATGGGACATCGGTATATCCGTTGCCACCAAACAAAAGTTCAACAGAAATAACTCTGCCATCTCCGTCAACTTTAGTTTCAAGAACTTGTGCTCCAACAGGATCAATAACAGAAATTCTAGGGACTGTTTCATAACCCTGACCAGCATTTAGAATATTAACAGTAGTAATTTCACCATCTGTCAAGGTAGTTGTAAATGATGCTTTAATACCATCAACTCCTGTAGGTTCATCAATGTATACCAAAGGAGGAGTGGTATATCCTTGACCACCACTAGTAATAGTAATAGCACCACTAACTGATCCATTAACAATAGTTGGAGTGGCAAGGATAGCGCCTCCAGGTTGTTCAAAAGTGATTCTAGGAGTAAATGTGTATCCACTACCCGAACTAACGATGTCAATAGCACTAACTGCCCCGTTAGTTACCGTTGCTTTTAAAGTTGGTTCTACATATCCTTCTTTTGTAGGAAATTGAACTTTTACAGTGGGAGGATTACTTTCACTATATCCAGCACCACCACTAAGTAACGAAACTGACTTAATTCCATCTACTAGAGTCTTTACAGAAGCACCAGAACCTACACTAGAATTTACACTAACCTTAGGAGGATAATCGAATCTATACCCAGAACCGTTTGCACTTGGGATTACAGAACTGATATTTCCAAAATCATTTACTCTAGCATATCCAACAGCACCAGAACCAAAAGATGGGATAGGTGCTTCGATGGAATATAAAGACAGAGATCTACCATTCAATGGTGGTACATTGAATACAAAGATAGATCCATCAGTAAAATAATCTACCTTAGGAACAAGTAGTCTATTATCATAAACAGCAAGTAAGAACTCATCTGCAATAGGTTCATACTTCTGATTATTGACAGTCAGTTCAAAACTAGTTTTATTGTCACCAAAAGCACTGGAAATATCATCAACTTGTACAATGGTATTCTCACTGAAACCATTTAAATATGTAACGCTAGTAGTACTAATATCATCAGAAGCTGTCGCCACTCTAGGGGCAGTTGTATAGACAATATTAGTTCCACTAATGTTATAATCTACTACTGGAGTTAAGGTTCTTCCGTAAACTTTAACAATGAGGTGTTGTGGTGAAGAGGGTCCAATAGGATTATCTTGAGAAACTAAAGGGAAGACAGTTCTTGTACCGTCAAAGAGACTAATATTGTTGGCAAGTAGAACCCACTTAAGTTGAACCTGAGTATAAGAAATACCAGGAGTTAATGCAATGTTTGGAGAAGATACAGTCTCCTCATAATAAATTACTTCGTCGCCAATTAAAACAGAACCATCTTTCTCAAGAAAGGGGTCTACAGTCTCAACAGTAATTGTTGTATCACTTACACCAACAGGCTCAACAACTCTAGTAGCACCATCAAGAATACTAATATCTAACTTATCAATATTAAGATATTGAAGAAAATTATTAACGATATTTTGACCCAATCCAGTCTTTTCTTGGGACTGATAATAGTATTCAATAAATTTATTGAATAGGGGATACTCACTCTCTATAAACTGAGGAGTTTGATACGAGGAGACGTGTGAAACCTTATTGATATCCATCTATTTTTTAAAAACAACTAGAAGTGTTTACGGAGCCGCTATTGTCTAATGGTGTAAGTTCAATCGTTGTTGGCGTAGAATTGAAGACACTTGGCGTCAAACTATTTAGAGGTATAGTCGTAGGGGGAGTAGTGCCAATTGGAGCAACTGTAACCTCAGGATTGATGATGTTAATGATTGTTCCAGGAGTGGAAGCAGGGATGGTTGTACTGTTTGCTGGAATAAGCAATACTGGTATTTGAAGACCAGTTGGAAGTTGGTCTAGATCGATAATCAATCCTGCTCCCGTAACAGAATCGGAAATATTAGTGTTGGTTGTGGGAGTAACATTTACCCCTGCCCCGATAATATTGATAGGACCAAAACAAACCTCACCAGTATCATAATTTACAGTTCCTGCAGAATTATTCGTATAGACTTTCTTAGTACCACTATTGTAATATGTTCTAAGATTTCCAAATCCATCATCCTCAAACTGTTGGTCAACACCAGGTCTATCAAAAGTTCTAAAAGTCCCTGAGACTAGAATAGGTTCTTTCTTACAAGTTCCATCACTACCGTCTTGACTAGGAGCACTATTATAAAGAGCTCCTCCAGTAGAAATGCAATATGTGTTTGTTTGATTTGTTATAGGTGTAATATACTTCAGAAGAGTCGTTTGAACAGAAACATCACTAATTGCAGAATCTGAAAGACTGATTGCTCTTTGATAATCCTGACTTTTAAATGTAGAGTTAAAGTTATTAATATTAACCTGATTAGCCCACTCAGTTATAGCATTCTGAATATTTGTTTTAATTGTAGATGAATTTGAACCACTTCCAGTGTCATATAATGCAAAGATTTTAGTATAAATGTAAATATTATCAGGGTCAACAATAACTGGATCAATAGCAGCCATTGCATACTTCCTCAAATCCAAAGAAAGTTGTTTTTTTGTAATATCATTAAGTGTAGAACCTGTTTTTGTTCTTACTGTAATGAATACTTTTCCATAGATGGGAGGATTCAAAGAATCTCCACCATAGGCAACAACAGTATCTGCATTGGAATATATTTTCTTTGTAATCAATGCATAATCTTGCGCTGTAACCGCTCTGTACTGCGATGAATAGAATCTAGGTGCATTGTACTTAATAGACTCAATAGACTCTGCTGCAGACCCTTGCTGCGATCTCTCCTTGGTTGTTACTGTTGCTACTGCACCAGAGTATGAAGTACCAAAAGAATCTATCAATCTACCGACAAATGCAAATCTGCTAACTTCATTTGCACTTGCACCCGAAGTAGTCAAGTATTGAAGGTCAATGACTTCGCCATCTTTTACTGCTCGACCAACACTATCGTCTCCAAATCTAACTTCATATCTCATATCCTCGCCTTCGGAGACGAAATATGATTTACTAGTCGCAGTTAAGTTAGTAACAATATCAACTTTACTGTAAATATCTGATGCTGTAGAAGATTCGTTAGATTTGATTTTAACAGTAAGCGTATCAATATCTACATCTTGAGAAGGAATTGTATATACTTGTCTGGCAAACGTATTTACAATATAAGTGAAGTTAAGAACACTTCCTTCATAAACTGTAAGATTGTCAAATTCTGCTGCACCAGTAGTTGTATTAACTGCAACAGTAACATCATTAAGAGTATTCCAAATAAAATTACCACCTGTACAAACTGCCCCAGATTTTAATGTAATAGAACTGGGGTAAACTCCATTAACAGCAGTAGTCGTTAAATTTAATTTCAAACATGCTTTAGATGATGAAATTGACCTTGGGGTATAATTTAAAAGTTTTGAGATATTAACAACATTATCTCTAACTGTAGAAGATTGCAAAAATGCCTCATTCAATGCCATATTCGCATTAAATGAGGTATAGTAAGTATTGTATGCCATCATATCAATAAGATATGACAAAGCAGAACCATCAAAGTCGTAATCTGAAAACTCAGTTCTTGTTCTTAGATATGATTTGATGGAGGATTTTATATCCTCAAAATCTAAAGCTGTTAAATTATTTGGTTGCATTATTCAGGTCTCTGTAAAACAAATGAAATTGTTTCAACAATCGGTAACCCTACAATCCTATACTCAAGGGCAACATTTAGTTTGTTACCCTCGGGAATAGCAGTAACATCTACGTCTGTAAGTTCTACCCTAGGTTCATACTGATTAATGGTATTTATGATCTCATCCTTGATACTATCTGCTGTGAAAGCATCTAGAGGTTCAAAGAGGAGATTATAGACTTTAGATCCGACTAATGGTTGAAAAGGTTTCTCACCTGGTTGCGTAAGGATTAAATTCTTAACTGCTTGCTTGATGGCATTATCATTTTTAACAACAGAGGTATCATCCGTAAAGGGATTCCTCTGCATAGAAATTAAAATGTCAGAGAAAGATCGCGACTTTTTAAAGTCCTTTCCCCCTAGTTCCTTTAATGCCATCTACACGATGAGATATATCCTAACTATTTATTCACTTACCCTGACCACGATAACGCTTTTTGGCGCTATTCCTTGAAGTTGAAGCATATTTTGTATGCTTTCCTGTTCCTTGCCTAGTTTTTTTAGGTTTTGCTTCAATCATGTTTGCCCCAGAAAGGGACTTTGTTCTTGCTGCCATTTTAAACTCCGATAATAACGTTGGGTGACCCGCCACTAATGAGAGATAAACAAGGGAAATTGGTTGTACCATCCCCTAAAGGATCTCCCACTCTACATGCACGCCTACCATTAATCCAAACGGTTAGGGTAGACGCCATTGCTTTGCGTACATGACCAACAAGTGGCTCTCTACCAGCTACATTGCCTATCCCAGTATAGGTATGACACCACCAGGCATTTGCAGGTGCCACAATGGTACATTTACCAACTGTTCTAGTTACAGCGTAGACTGATAGTGTTGGGTGGGGTGTGAGTAGATCTTGGTCTACAATAGGTATTATACCATTAATAAAGACATTTCGGGCTGCTCCCAATGGGGTTAATGGGAGTAGTGGTGTTGGTAACCAATTACCATAAATGAGATGGTCTGCCATTGGTTTGGGTATAATGTTTATCAAATTGCCAACAGAACATGGTGTAATAGCTCCCCCTCCAGGTCCTGGGTGCCAAGAACCTCCCAGACCTGCCATATGCCCAGAACATTTTCCCATATACAATGCTGCAAATGCCATAATAGTTAAGTAGCGTAAGGATTTCCAAAAGCATCACATGCTTCCCGAAAGGTTTGAGCGGATCCAGTCAGATCATTAAAGATCTCTAGACTCCCAGTTGCAGTCCAGTTCCTACAACCGCCTCCCAAAGGTCCTACTTGTGGGGTAAAGGTGGTGACATCCGTAGATCCATCTGCATTAGTTGTAGAACTTCCTATAGATTGTACAGGAGCGCATGGAACATGTCCACATCCTGCTTGAGCAACCTCACACCCAAGAGTAATTTTTAATGTGATAGGTCCAGATGAATCTGGACGATATTGTTTCATAAAGTATTTAGTGTATGTTGACGCAACTGGAAGATCATTAAATGTACCTTGGACTGTTTCAATCAATGCTTCATTACCAACTGTAGACTCAGGAATTACTTCTTGCACCAATGCATCTGCATGTGCGATTCTTTCGTTGGTTTCATCTATATGACCTTTCAAAACAGAATTCTTAACACTACTATCAATGTCAACAGCAAGGATTTCTTCTGTTAAATCCTCTCTTAACTCATAAGTTTCCCTATATTCATCAACAGATTTCTTAGAATATAGTCTCTGCGGTTGTATATCAATTTTTAATCGCTCAGGATCGCGTTTTTGAGTGATATTTGATGCAGGAATATTATTAACATACTTAGGATCCTGGTCAAATCCGCCAAAAATTTGATTTTCTAGTTCTGGAGAGATATCTTGAGGAAATGTGCTTATTGTATCCATATAATCGTCCGCTTTTTCGGGTTCATATGCTGCATTTGGATCAGTCCTTGTCTTATAATTTACAATATCACTCACAAACGCGGTAGGTAGATTTTCTTCGGTGTATTCATTACCATCTCCGTCCACATTTGTCAATACTGTGTTATATCCTTTGCCGCCATCGACTACAGTTACCGCAGTTAGCGATCCATTAGTAAAAGTTCCTTCCAATTTAGCAATATTAGACTCATCAGCAGGTTTTATGATGACTTTTTCTACATTACCATTGGCATCTAACTCAAATGTTGTATTATCTTGCGGAGAACTTACCGAAAGAGTGGAACCATCACTCCATCCAGAACCTCCAGAGACGATTGTGGCACCTGTTACTTGTCCATTTGATACTGATAGAGTAACCTTTGGTTGTTTAAGAGTATTAAACACATCAGGTGCATTTTTATCAACATCTATAGTGCTATACTGTATAGATTTATCAAGAAATTCGTACTTTCCAACTATTATTCCTCTATCTACAATCCCAAATCCTGCATGTGCAGTAACTACATGATTCCTATCAGATGTATATTGCGTATCTTTAACAAAATCACTGCCACTACCATTCAAATAAATGACATGATATGGAAAATTATCGATATCAGTATGAAAAGCACGAGTTACTGTATGCCCATTAAGAGTATCACCTACTCTTAGAATATTAAATCCTGCCTGAGATGTTACTGATGTAGTAGGACCAACTCCAGTGATCTTTAAATTCATTGTTAAATTAACAACTGTATTATCTGGTTTGGTATATGCATACGTCAAAGGAATTACTGTACCTACTGTATAGTCGGCACCAGTATTCATAAGTTCTGTAATCTGCCATCTGACACCAGAATAGGTGGGTCCAGGTGTTGCAGTGTCATCTGCAATTGATGAGATACCAACTTTAATTCGTAATCCTGTCGCAAGACCAACATCTAAATTATAAATTTCAAAGTCATTTAATTGATTTTGACCAGTTACAAATGGATTTTGTGGTGACTCATACTCAATACCTGCTTGTGTTGTCTGATCCCATACATCAGTATAAGTTACACCATCATACGAAAACTCCATATCAGTAACACCATCTGGTATTGTGGTACTTAACGAATCATATGATACTACAACTTTATCTGAATCTGTACCAATTGCAAATAATGTGGGATGCGGCGCGTCGGGGTCACCTGATATATTTTCTGTACCAGAATAGGACATAGTTGTCTTACTTGGAGCACATGTAAATGCTGTACAAGGTTTACAAATAATTGATTCTGTTGAAGTTGATGTACCAGGTTGTCCTGGTACATAACCAGGTTGTCCCTCTGTACCACTTGGAGGAGTGCTAGCAGAGGTATTTGTATCATTTCGTGTCTCTAAGTAATAACAAGCAATACCAACATGTCCAGCATTATTTGATGTGTCATATAGATACGAAAAATATCGATCACTTAATCCTAAGTCAAACGATAACTCATTAGGTACATAATCATAGACCCATCGACTAATATTGACACAACCTGCAGATCGAAATACTTTGCCACAAATTGCACCACTAGCAGGAGGTGAACCGCCACCAGCTGGTACTGCTGGTAATGCAATACTTTCATGCATAATCGCAACACTATCTCTCCTATCAATCTGATAGTTGGTATTACTATTACGAAAAACCGCAAGTGGATGCTCGCGAAACTCTACAGTGGTTGCTTGATTTACAGGTAATGGAACATTCACTGAACAATGATTTGTTCTAAAACATGGACTACTTTCCCCTGAAGAATACTTAGTTTTACATCCCATTCCTTAATTCCTCTATACTCTTATAGATTAAATCATAATTCTCTTTTAAATTTAAATACTCCTCTTCACCACTCGGTTTATATAAAATCTTATCTGGCGTTGGAATATTTATTACATACTCTTCTAGTTTCTTTAATCTCTCTGCTAATGATAATAGACATTCATTAATAATCTGGTGTGCTTCGGCATTATCTGCCCAGCGATCAATTTTCGGATTCGTCATGCTTTTTTAAAATAAATGATTGGTCATCTAATTCATACTCTAATTCTGTACCAACATCCCACCCCATCTCCTCACATACCTCATATGGTACTACTAATATTAAATCTCCTAAATCATCCTCTTCTATCGTTGTTGTGAATCTCTGGGACATAACTCTACATACGGTTTATTACTTGGGGATTATTGGTGGGATTATCTTCTTTCCACTCAACCCATAGTGTATATAGATCTTCTACAACTTGAGAAGCATAAGATGATGTGTAATAGTCTGCACACTCGTACATCCTAGGGTCTAGAAATGCCTCTAACCTTATCAGTTGCTCTAATGCCCATACACGAGTGTCTTGTCTCTCTACACGGGTCTTAGCATCCATTTTTTACCTCAGAAATTTTTTTAGTTTGACGTTAAAGTATTATTGAATAATATCTCAAGCGCCTGGGAACCTTTGTAGGTTAGGTTATGGCCCTTTTTTATATTTAAGGGGCCCAATAAACTGCCAAAGTAACATTTAATAACTGCTGCTAAGTGTTACTCAGAGGACCTCCAATACCTTCTGCTATTATACACTAACCTCTGCAGATTTGTCAACAACCTCCCAGTACCATCCGATAGTCTTGATGTAATCAAAGGTAGACATTCTCGGAGTATTTGGGTAACTATCTCCCCGAGAGTTTCTAATACCATCGATGAACTTCTCAAGATCGTAGACACTTACAAATGTTGCTCTAAGTGTCTCTGTGTTGTCGTAGATAAGATAATGCATAAGTCTCAAAGATACAAGGAGTGTTTCTGAACCCCTACAAGGTTATTGTACCATCTATTTGATAGTTTGTCAAGTGCCTCTGTATGACCCTCAGAGGGGAATGATTAGCAATGGTGATGAGAGTATCCTCCGAGTATTTCAGAGGGGTTGACAACTGTTAGAGAACGTGCTAAGAGTACATCTCTAGAGCACCTTTAAGGCATATAACTAACACAAATAGATTTATTAATAGTTTTCCACAATTTCCGCATTATCTGTGGAAAAAGTATTATTAACCTGTGTAGGGACTAAATGTATATCTTTCCAATGTTCTCTGTATACACATAGGTTGACTTGATGAGTGTTACGTTTAGCATTTACTTGTTCCTGCGGGAGTTTATCCCATTCTTGAATAGTAAGAGTTACATAGTGTTCACAGATAAAGTTTACTTTACCTTGGAACTGATTGTAAGTAACTTGTTGCCCCTGAGTAAAGTCTTTCATCTGTGGAAAACTAATAAGAATGGGAATGATTAGTTATAGGAGAATAAGGATGAGGATGATTGAATAAAAGCGAGCATAGATTGCTGCCCATTCTTTTTTAGTTTTAATCATGCGAAGACATAACCGTTAGTGAATTCTTCTGTTGTGAATACTTTTTCAGTGCCTAGTTGTCCTGCGAACTTTCTTACAAACCACTTGTAATTCTTTTGGAATACACCTTCACCAGCAACACAGAAGTAATCACATAAGGCATTGAGTCTGCTCTTAGTTGTTGTTGACTGCCAACCACCATCATAGATTGTCATGCTATCTTCATCGACTGATGCAATTTGATTGCCATGGAGATAGATGAAACTAACGCCTTCAATCGTGATCACTTGAGTGTTGCCAGATTTGAAATCTTGGTTTGCCTGAATAGCGGCACACATTTGGGTTTCGATTTTACGCATGAGAGAAGAGAAGAGGTTTAGGCGGTTCTCGGTTTCGTTTCCCGCTTGTCTGTATTGTAGCAGTTTTGGGAGGGGGGGCAACGGGAAACCCCGATATTGGGTACAGTTGTCCGACTGTCACATGGCATCGATTTGGCGTTGAATCGTTTCGTTTCTTTCGTTAATAACATCAATCAATGGAGAATCTAGCAACTCAATGAGTAAGTTAGCACCACAGATAACGATGATAGCAGCAAGAGCAATACGCATGATGAAAAGATTT